TTTAACAATCAGCTCAGGCGCAAGCGATAGCTCGTTCTGTCTGATGATTTGATTCATGTACTGGAATGAAAAAGCAATTGGTGCTTGCCTTTTCTTTTCCTTTAGGTAGTCCAATGACCACATCTCTGGCCAATAGGAAATTTCATCCCCAGTCTTGGGATCATTGCCAATGGCGGAAAGAACAATTTGCGTCCAGTTGTTTTGTTCGTTGAATGTAGTGGCATGAATATCGTCATGTCGGAAGCGAGTGCCAAGGCAGATCGCCCTTGCACCCTCAAACATGGTTGGTGCAATCACAGCATTCCAGTTGTCCTGCATCATCTTTCGGATGTCAGGGTTAGAAATATCCGCAGCTGATTTAATAGCGTCATCAATCATGACGAGGTGAGAACGCTTGGAGGTCACCGAACCCTTAAGACCTGCGGCGCAAAGCGTAAATTGTTCGTCACCTGTTACGTCAATACCAGCAAACTTGTGATCAATGGACCAGTACTCATTACTGGTGACATTCTTGAGCAGACGTACCTCAGGGAATACTTCTTGATATCGTTTGCTTTCAATGATTCTTTTAATGGTTGCCGACTTAGAGCGAGCAATATCAACCGTATAGGACAAATACAGGATTTGAAGCGGACGCTTGGCTTGCGTGTGGATTCCAATAGCCCAAGCTGTCAACAAGCCAAGGACTGTACTTTTGGCTGAACCCCGTGGGGCAAGTAGATCAACGTTGGGTCCAGCAATCCGAAGCAGGCAGCTACTGTCCTCTTCTGTTACAAAGTGACGATGCCAGTCTTTATGGTGTTGAGCAGGAGGCTTATCAGCTACGTACTCACAAAAGAAACCAAAATCTTCCCGTGCCTTTTTAAGGGAATCAATATCTTTATGTGGCTTGATCGCGTAGTTTTTGGAAGCAGCACGTGCGTTCCTTCGATAAGCCAGATGAAGATAAGAAGGCACGGATAATATTCAATCAGTTACTGAATACTAACTCAATCTTCTTGTTCTTTACGTTTCTTGTTTTGATACTTACGTGCTTTATCAAGAGCAGCGCGACGTTTTTCTTTGTCGTTCATCTCTGTGCCGTCCTCATTTTTTGCTTCTTTTTTCTTGAAGTGTTCAAGAAGTTGAGGCGGCATTTTTCCTTTGGCCATAACAAATGTTTTTCTTTATTTTAATGTCCGTTTATTCTTCTAGTTGCATGCGAGCCCAAACGCTCATGCTTGCTTCATGCAAAGGAGATTCCACAGGGTCATCTTTAAAGATAAACATTAACTCGCGAATGGCGCGATCAGCTCCAGCCATCAACAAGCCTTTGCGATCTTTGACTGAAGTGTACTGTTCAACTTGATTGATTGTGCCGCGCAATTCTTTTTCCATTGCGGCAATACGGGCAACACCTGCATCGCGTTTAACAACACAGTTTTCAATATCATCTCGAAGCTTGCGGATATCCTCCCGCATTTCTTCAATTTCCATAAGAAGCATTTTCCTATGATCAGGCTTTGGATACTGATTCTTAATCCATGCTTCGCACGAAATAATATTGCCTACATAGCCAAGGAAACGAGCATAGAGAAAACATTCAATGAATGAATAGTTCTCACAGGAGAAGGCATGAAAAGATTCTTGAACAGCAGAAGACTGCTCAAGAAACCACTCTTCAAAAGCGTTCGTATCAAGCGAGTTAACGCCGTCAGTTTTTTTAGTAGGTGTATGCCGCTTTTGCTGTACGCTCATTCCACTGCTTTTGGCGGTACTTGGAAGATTCTAACTCGCCCAAGAGGTTTCTAAAGAGATCAGGGTCAAATGCCCCGGTGTCTTTTACTTCAGAGAAAGATTGAAGCCAATTATCAAATTCACTTGGACCGGCAGCCACAGGCTCTTGTGTTGGAGTGGTAACCGCTTCAGGTTCTTGACGTTGACTTAATTGTGTAGTCAAATCACCAAGTTGTGTTTTAAGGCCACCAATTTCTTCTCCATAACTGGATTTTAGCTCTTCCAGGAGTTTATCTAGTTCTTCTTGGGTGTAGCCACCAGGAGGATTGCCTCCTGGAGGAGGGTTTTCTCCTGGTGGAGGATTGCCTCCTGGAGGAGGTTGTTGAGCTGCTGCATCACGTGCTGCTGTTACTGCAGTTTTCTTTTGCTCTTGAAGACTTTCAACACGTCCACCTTTGCCAAGATCTTTTAACTTGCCAAGAATGTCTTTAAATTTACCTGGATCTGCAATGCCTTCACTAGTCGCGCCCGCGATCATACCCTTGGCTTTTTCAGTCAAGGTCTGAACACGATCTTGTTTCTTATCAGTTTGCTTTGCTGGCGTACCTGTTTTTTGTTGTGCTACGGGCGTAGGCGTTGGCATAGCCGCCTGATACGTCTTTGCGACCTCGACAGCTTTTTGTCCCTTAGGTTTATCATCTTTCTTGTCATCTTTTTTGCCTCCACCCCCAGTGTCTTTTTTCTGGGCAGGAGATGGCTCTACAGCGCGGGGAGTTGGTGCCGGGGGAGGTGCAGGCCTTGGAGCGGGAGCAGGTGCGGGCGCTGGTGCAGGGGCAGACCGTGCTCCGCCACCACCACCTCCACCCCCTCCTCCGGAAGGAGCACCGCCACCGCCGCCACCTTTGTTGCCGCCGCCACCTTTTGCCATATTTATTCCTCTGGGTTGTATACAGGTTTTGCTTTAGTTTCTTGCTGCTCTTTTGATCTTTTTAAGGTGTCAAGCAAGTTCTTGAAACCTTGCACATCAAAAGGAGAATCTTGAGAAGATTCCTGAGTAGCAGAAGAATTAAAGTCCATCGTATTAACTAAAATTAATTATATCAGCAGCTTTAGAAAGCAGAAGGAATCAAGTTGTACAGATAATTAGCTTGTTGCATGCGTGATTTGGTCAAGTCGGTTGCTTGCTCCATGCGTGCACGGCGCTCTGCCGATTTAGCTTGAATTTTATAAGGATCAATTTGAGCCATATACTCCATTTCTGCAATGGTTGAGCCTGGCGCGTCATCTGGGTTGATGCCCGCATAAATACCGCTAACAGTTCCAGGGGGGACCGTAGTGATCGCGGAAGAAGTGTCAGTACCTGTCACTGTGATTTCTGGCTTTGCAGACCAGCGGCCGGTTGTTGGGTCAAGCTGATAATTGCCTTGGCCCATAAACTTAGATACTTGTTCGTCTAGTTCACCTTGAGCAAATTTGCCGGCAAGATATGAACGAATATCTTTCTCGCCAAAACCTGCACCCGTCGCTTTACTTAAAACATCTTGCGTAATATTCCCCGCTTTAGTGTAATACCCATCCTGCTGGGTATACCCTTGTTTTTCAAACTTCTTGCGGAGATCTTTTGCTAATTGATTGGCAGCATAAGTACGGCCAACGGTAGAAAGATAATCAGTGCCACCTGATTTTTCATAAACTTTTTGACCACCGCGCACTTCGGCAGCGGTAATAGTCTTCCCTTTGCCTTTTTTGCCGGATTGTTGAATTGCCTTTGTTAGTTCTTTCCTTGGCGCACCACTTAACTGTACACCTTTGCGACGAGCCTGTTCAATTAAAGACTCAAGAGCGTCTGCCATTTAATATCTATCCGTTATCTATAGTATAAAAGATACAATCAACTGTAATTTACGGTTGAGCCAGGTTTAAAGCGGTAAGTACCGGTAAATGTACCTCCAGGGGTTTGGTAGCCTACACCGTACTTTCCACCACCAGGCAGGTTAGCTGCAAATGCCAGGGGGTTCTTGCGGATATATTCCGGAGAAGACAGCATCTTCTGCCCCAGGAATTGAGAAAAGGCCTCTGGCGATGTCTTACCCAGAGCACGCGCTGCTGCTTCCGTAGACTTGATGTCTTCTTCTGATAAACCAATACCCAAAGAACGGGCTGCAAACTCCTGGAATGGGCGATATTTTTCTACAGTACCTTCAGGGGCAAGACCTGCTTTTAGGCTTCCAAGTTGCTCAGCAGTCTTAAATGCATCGGGAATGTTGTAGGCCAGGCCAAAGTCTGCATATAAATCAGAAGCTTCAATTGCGCTACGCTCTCCACGTCCAATTTGACCGGCAAGAAACTGAGCGTAATCAGCAGCAGACTCTCTGGTTACTTTTTCTGTTTCTTGAATTTCTTTAACAGGAAGAGCACCAATTTTCTTAATGTCTTTAATGGCTGCTTTATATCCTGTTCGATCTTTCTTTTCAGTGGGTTTTGGTTGGCCACCACCAAAGAAGCTGCCGAGCGCAGTGACAGGTGCAATGCCTAACTTTTCTTCAATTGCCCCAAGGCGATCCGAAACCTCTGTGGTATCGGTACCGGTGCGCTTGGTAGCATAATCAAAATAGTTATTGGCTGGCATAGCGCTTCATCGACTTGTATTTATTTTATATCACGCAAACAAAGCGGAAGGAGGCATGAATCCAGGCATTGCATTGCGAAGACGATCTTCGTAACGCTCAACAGAACGCAACGTATTAAATGCCGGATTATTTGCTTCGATATTTGCTTTTTGAACAAGATCTCGTGCAGCATTTACACGGGCAAGTGCGCCACCTGCTCCTCCTTCATAACGAGAAGTCAGATAGTCATAACCAAAGCCTGCTTGCTTGCCCCGCAAAGAAGCAACGGCACCTGTTTGAGCAGCTTTCTCAGTAGCCGCAGCAGCTGTTTTTGCAGCATCTTCTACTGCTTGAGCTTGTTCTCGTGCAGCTTGTTCTTGTTTGGAAGCACCAAAGATACCTGCTCCGATACTTGCAACACTTAAGCCAATTGTAACGGGATCCATACCTGTAGGTTTAGCTGACGATACTGCTGAGCCGGTAAAACCAGTTGATGAAACTGGAGAAGAAACATTTGAATAGCTAGTATTTGGAATACTGCTTAGTGGTGTGCCGAATCCAGCCATGACTTAATTATATGCCAGTGTTAGCTAAAGGTCCGGCCACGAGGAATATCAATGGCTGGCATCGAACCGTAGGCAGAACGAATCTGATCTGGAATGCCTGCCAGGATCTGGAGACGTGGGGCGTTGTAGCGCATTTGCGCCAAGCTGCTTCCAATTTGAGTAATGGTTTGCGGAATGCTTGCCATCAGGTTGTACTGGAATGAACGCTTGTCACGTTCAGCCTGAATCTTGGCGGCACCAGCAGCTTCCTCTGCGCGGAACTCCTTCATTACCTTGAGTAATTCACCGAAACGTGAAGGATCGTTGTAAATATCTTCCCGTTTACGGTTTAAAAGAAGAGCACCAGCAATATCTGGACTCATCTTCTTTAAGATATCCTGCTCCCAAGGATCGTACGCACCTGCTTGCGGAGTCATGGCACTACCCATGCCAGACGAAGCAGAAACAAAGCTTCCAAACATAGAGGGGTCTGCCATGAATCTATACCTCAGCTAATAGAAATGTTTGGAGCACCAAGTGCAACCACGTAGGGATTCGTGGCCAGAGCCTGACGCATTGTTGCACCACGCTCGCGTTGAGCGCCAAGAGCAAGATTGGCTTGTGCGCCAACCATCATCTGTTGGATATAAGCATTGTTCTGAGTGTTAACCATTGCTTGTGCACGGGTTAACTGATCGTTTGCAAGTTTCGTGGTGATAGGAAGCATTGACTTTGCCATTGTCACCTCTTGCTCATTCTGGAACTGCGTCAGGTCCTTCAGATTGGAGGTGGTCATGCCCATCATGGTGCCGTAATAATCAAGCTGACGCTTTTGATTACGGTTCGTGAAATCTTCTTGGGCTGCGGCATCATTAAGGTTGATGCGTCCCAGGGGGGTATCAATGAAACGAGGTGGTTGAGCAACTTCGGTCCCCGTCTTGCCGGTGGGTGGTTTACCGGTGTAAGCAGAGACTGCTGCTTCTGCTGCGCCACCACCCAGGATGCCACCAAGAGCAGAGCCAGCAAGGCCGCCAATCACAGTGCCAACACCTGGAAGAAGTGCGGTACCAAGAGCGGCTCCAGCTGCACCACCTGCGGCAGAACCTACAAGGCCACCAGCGGCTTCAGCAGGACGGCCTTCCATCAAGGAAGGGATAGCCATCAAAGCACCGCCGGCTAAACCGCCACGCAGGCCAGCGCGCATCGGTTTGTTACGAATATATTCCCCAGCGCCTTTAGCTTTTTCTTGTACAGACTCAATGGTCCCGCCAAGACCGGCTTGAAGACGTGCAGCTTGTTCGTTCAAGAACTGTTGTGCCTGTTCACGGCGACCAGAAGACTGGGCTGGAGCTGCCCCGCTTGCTACTGGAGTGACAATGGGCCTGCCGTATTGATCAACTAACATTGAATCGACCGCCGTTTGCTTATATTTCTTATATCTTAAATTTTATCAGTAGTCATTTCGTATTCTGCAACTGTTGGTAGTTTTGGTCTATTTCCAGAAGCAATGACTTCGTTGGCAATATTGCCACTGGTTATGCCAAGGAGAGAACCCGCTGCACCCCCAATGATTCCACGGATGGCACGTTGACGTGATGTCCCAGGAATAGAAGAACCGATTTTTGCACCTGCCGCACCAACAGCAAAACCACCTGCCATCGGAAGGTTGATTGGGAAGCCAAGCATCCGGGCTTCTGGATAACCTTGGAGATTCTCCATCGTTCCTTTAACGACACCAAGGCCAAGCAGACCCTTATCTTGGTATAGATAATTCAGATAGTTGCCGTAACGCTCTGGCGTTAAGCTTGGAATTTCTTCTTTGGCAGTGGCATACTTAAGTGGATCACCAGTACGTCCTAAGAAGAAACGTTCAAATAACTCTTGAACAGGTTGACCTGTTTGACGGCGATCTTCTGCGCCCTTTGGTGAATAGGTTTGAGCATAGCCCTCAGGGCGGAACTGCTCTTCTGGATTGGTAATGTCATAGGAACCAGCGGCTGCAATTG